CTTTAAAATCTTGAATATCAGAAGTAAAATTGAATTCTGTATGAACCCAATACGAGTGTCGGATTGCATCAACATACTCAACTAAATTAGGATACTCGTAGGGTTTAAGAGCAATCCTTTTGGTGAAGATGTTTGGTTGATGTTTTGAACGGTAAATGATGTATTCCTTAGCAACATCATTTAATCCATTATCCATTAACTTATTCTCCACCATGTCATGAATTTCATCAACATGTGGGACATAAATTTTGTTGTTTCTAAAAATACTTTTCTTGGTAATACGAGCGATTTTTTCCGCCATTTCGTGGTCGACTTTGCCGACTGACATCATTGCTTTAGCAACAGCGTTTATAATCTTCTCTTCCTCGAAAGGTACTTTATCCCCACTTCGCTTAATAACGAAACGTGGTTCAACTGAGTTAACTAATTCAGAATTATTCATATACTTGAGTTTTAATAAATTTTTGACAGAGAATTAAATTGGTTGTTGTTCTCTTTGACGGCGTTTTTCCAAAAGTTCCCTAACCCTATCACCTTTCTTTTGTTCTTGTTGTTCTTCGAATCCAAGAAAAGTTACAGAAGAGTCAGTGTCGATTACCAAGAGTTCGTTGTCAAACTTACAGTTCTCAAAGACAACACCATCTTGTCCCAAACGGGACTTGGTAATTGCGATTGTTGCCAACTTCATTTCTTTTTGTTGGAGTGTCTTAGCAACTGAGATAATCACGTGTCCAACTTGAGCCTTTTTGATTGAACCACCCATTTGGTCAGTGGTAACAACTTCTGAAGAAATTGAGCTACGATTACCTTGTGTTGCTGTCCATCCTGCAAGTCCAAGTTCGTGACACATCGCTTCGAAATGTCTCATAACTGAACCTTCAGCCTTCCACTCGTCGGTTTTAAGATTGTCGGGAACCACACAATCGATGTAGTCCAAAGTAATCAGGTCAACCTTTGTTCCGTCAGCAATCATCTTACGTACCTGATTCTTAATCTGATTCATTGTCATTGTATCTGACGGAAGTTTCTTAAGAATAAGTTTGTTTGGCATCGTGTTTTTAATTTCCTCCACTTTATCAATTACCTCTTCTTTTCTTGTTGCCAAGTTATCTGGTTCAATACCAGTCCATATAGTAAAATGTTTTCTTTGAATAATCTTTGGGTTGTCCTCAAAGAAAATTTGTAAAACATTATACCCCATGTTAAAAGCTGTGTTGGCAATCTTGGTCATCAATGTGGTTTTACCAACTCCCGTAGGAGCCAATATTACACCAATTTCTCCTTTAGCCAAACCTCCTTTAAGAAGACGGTCAATACCATCAATACCTATTGGAATTGGATGTCTAAAATCGTCATTTAGTACATCGTCCAAACCAGAGAAGATGTCGGTAGTACCAGTATCTCTCTCCCCAACTTGGAGTGCTTCTCTTACCATACCTTCAACGGCATCGTAGGATTCGAAATCTCCTTGGTCGATAATTTTTTGGGCTTTGTTCATTGCCTTTTGAAGTTCTTGTTGTTTACAGAACTTAAGGGCTTTTTCTTGAACAAAAGGAACTCCTTCAAACGGTGCCTCTTGAACTTGTTTGATTGTGTCAATAACAATCTTCAAGGCTAGTTCTTGAGAAATCTCCGTCTTGGCAATTTGTTCCAAGGTTTCAAAGTTGGGTGAGGACTGGTATTTTCCGTGGTATTCACGAACCATTTGGACAATCAACTTAAAGTATTTGTTGTCAAAATAGGAAGCTTCTAAAACATCAATAATGGACTGTGCGAACTCTTTGTCTGTAATGATTTGGTTAATTAGTTGTAGTTGGAATGTATTGCCGAGATAGTCAAAATTCTTATTCATAGAGTCGCGTGTATCAATTAAATATTACCGAGAAAGGTCATATCCTAACAGGTCGTACGTTAAATGTTCAGATGAAAAAGTGTCAGTCAAACCTTTCAAAATGTTTTTCAAGCTGGGACGTACGTCAACCGTATATCTTACTTTTGGGGGGAACATTTTTCCGTCGAAAATTCTGTGAAAAATTGTTTCATCGGAAATTTTGACATACATATTAAAATTCTCAGGACCGTCCGTGTTGGAGGTATTCATCAAGTCTGGGTCCAATAAAATTGAGTCTTGATTGTCCAACATATACATGACCGTTTTCATTTTAAGGTCATAAACCAAAGTGTATTCGATATCTTTCATCAACTCACTGAGTTGAACTGAGCGACGTGCTTTGGGGTTATAGTTACGGACATTATAAAATCTCTGAACAACGATGTTTTCATTCAGAGTCAAAAGGAACTCCATTTTAATTACGGATTCTTCTTTCATAATTGTGTTTGATTTTGTTGATTAAATTTTCGTTTTTCTTTACGAGTTAGTTTCATAAAAGGTTTTAAAAAATCTACAAAAGCCTCGTCATCTTTTGGTAGATATTTGAAGAATCCATCTTCAGTCATCATAACAATAATGTTTCTAAAACCTCTACCCTCAGGGTCCAAAGTTTCACTATAATATTGTTCAACGATTTGTTTGGCTTCTTCAGAGATAAGTGGATTTTTCAAGTCCACAATGGTTTGGTTTGTTACGTAAAATTCTTCACCTAGTTCTCCGTTTTTAGTTACACCTGATAAAATATTTCTTAAGACAACATCTTTGTTTTCTTTTATCAATTCTTTTGTCTTGGTCAAAATATCATCAAAAGAAACTTTGATATCAAGAACCTCAGGGAAAAATTTTACAAAAGTTTTCTCACCCAATAATTTAATTCCATCAATATTATCGGACTTATCTCCCATCAAAATTTTGATGGTCAATACGTTATCATGAGGGATATAAAAATCCCCCATTTTAACCTTGTCCCCAAAGTTATACATTTCTTTTTTTATTGGTGAAAAAACTGATGTTGTTTTGTCAACAAGTTGAAGCAAATCTTTATCGGAAGAAAAAACAATTTTTTCTTCATCAGATGCCATACTACAATAATAGGCAATAAGGTCATCAGATTCATTCTGACGTACTTCAACTTGTCGGACAAAGCATTCCTCCAAGTACTCCTTAGTTCGTTTCTTTTGAGAATAATATGACTCGAGTTTTGACTCGTTCATATCATTCCTACGATTCAGTTTGTACTGAGGATATAATTCACGACGTTGGATTGAGTTTTCGATTCCGTCCCAAAAGACGATAATCTTGTCGTACTCGTTTTGTTCCAATTGCCGTCTAAGGGTGTTGAGAAAGTGGAAAACACCCCCGATGTGATTTCCTTCCACGAATAAGTCCTTGACTCCGTGGAATCCGATTTTGAATAGATTGTCTCCATCAACAAGAAGTGTTTTCACAAAAAGAAAATTAATTTTCTTCCTTTTCTTCCTTCAACACAAAGTCACCATCCGAACCAATGATTTCCTTCCAATAGTCAGAGTACTCCTTCTTGTAAGCCTCAATCGAAGCCTTCTCTTCAGTAGTTTCCTTACCAGCTAAAAAACCGTGGGGGGTGACAATTATCTTTCCGTCTTCGTAACCCAATCCATTGATGTGGTTCTTCATAACAGAAATTTTGGTACGAGAGGCGAACTTCACAGTGCGCTTGTCCTTGGTAGCAGTAATCTTGGTGGTACCAGCACCTTTTTGATTACCAAACAAGAACACCAAAGAAGAGTTGAGCCATACAGACTCTCCACCCTTGGCTTTAATTTTGGGTTGTCCGAAAGGATTATCGGGGAGTTCAACCCAAGGTTGGTTAACAATGATAAGAGTATTCTCGAACTTAGAGTCCGCTTTACGAGAACCCGAGATACGTTGGTTGATACCCATACCAATCTTGTCAGACAACACCGAAGCGTTGTGTTGTTTACCACCCTTACCTTCATAGGTCATCTTACAAGGAACAGACCCTACAGAGTCCCATAAGAAACACAAGCTGTAGTCCAACTCACCCTTCTCTTGAGCATCCAACAAGTTATTGATGTAATCGGTGATTTGTTCGATGTACGAAAAGTTGTTATTGAAGATAAAAAATCCATCCCAATCCAACTCTCCCGTTTCTTGGTCAACCACTTCTTCACATTGAAGTCCCATCAGTCGAGCGTGTTCAAAACTCCACTTTTGTTCGGTGATGATAAACACAGGAAGAATTTCTTTCTTTTGAGCATCCACCGCAGTTTTAATCATCGCAGTGGTCTTACCCGTGTCAGAGTGACCCAAGAACATATTGATGTGCCCAATCGCAGGACCAGGAAGTCCAACCGCATCCAAGAACTCTTGACCACAATCGAAGAATCGTTGTGGTTTGTACTTAGCAGAAGTTGAGAACTTCTTTTTTATTGACCCGAAATCAGTTGCTTTCTTTATCGCCATTGTATTTCCAAAATTCAGTTAGTACTTGTAGTTTGTCACTTGAGTTTGCGAGTTTCTCAACCATGTTGTCCATCTCTTCGAGCATTTGTGGGTGCTCTCCAATACCCGCCGCATTTTCAAGATAAATCATCAGAGTCGCCTCGGCTTCCAAGATTTGTGCCTCATATTTTCTTTTGAGACTATCAATCATTTTTTGTCTTGTTTCTTTTGTCATAATAAAAAAAATAAAGTGGGGCAGACAACGCCTACCCCACAATTAATTAAAATGGTAAGTCTTCGTCAATTGGTGCGTTGACTTGGGGGTCAACGTAAGAAGAACTTTTTGAACTTGAACCACCGTAGGTTTCAGTTCCTTCTTCGTTGTTACCATAAACGTAACCACCCTTGTCATTATCCCAACGTGGAGCTTCACCACGAGCAATTGCCTCGAGATACTCAACGGGTTTCTTTGAGTATACATCCAACCAAGTAAGTTCGTCATCAACCCATTCTTTCATGAGTTTAGCGTCTTCGTGAGTTGGGGTGGGGTCATCGTACATAATAGTTGATACTGTAGTGTACGCAGCTCCCTTAGGTGTCTTTTGTTTGGTGAGTTCGATGATAAGGTCCCGACCTTTATCGGGGTCAGTAATGTCACCTTTGTTTCTCCAAATTGGGATAATCTTATCCAAGATACCTTCGTTCTTGTAATTGTGTTTGAAACGCCAAAACTTGACTCCGTCACCTTCCGCATCACGGTCAATCACTTTTACGATATAAAACTTACGAGACTTGTATTGTTTAGCAAGTTCTTTGTCGGATTCTTTACCCGTAGCCATAAGTTCTTCATAAACCTCATTTAAAGGAGAACGTTCGTTGTCGTTCTTACCTGGGTCAAAAAACTTCTGCCATTTACCACCCACTTGGATTTCATGATACCAAGCCTCCTTGAAGGGTGAACTACCATCTCTGGTAGGGAGGATACGGACACGGCGAGTGCCCGAATTTGATTTGTCATCAAGA